TTTTTGGAGGAACATAGGCGCTATTTCCTTTCACATTTTCAGCTTTCCCGTTCTTGCCGACCCTCACCCACCTGTCACAGTAGTCAAGACAGGACTGGGCTACACGGGCATAGACATCAACAAGATCGTCATAATTCACGCTGTACACTTCATTTAGAAATTCGGAAAATTCAGAGACAGAATGAGTCGGAGTCTTCTCAACTAAACCGGTCACGTTGTCGCGCCCCCCCATTTCCCGCAATTTTGTGCTGCGGGTGTCGAGGTAAGGCTTATCAGAGAGTGCCTCTGATGTTCTTAGCAACAAATCTTTTATTCCAGGCACGTGACGATGTTCATAAGCGGCACAAAGATATTTGCCGGCCATGTAATCACGATCATTAACCTGCTGGTTCCGATTAGGACGCAGGTTCAATTTTGCTATCACGCGCCCGAATTGAGGTACGGGACGACAACCAATTGCACTACGCACATACCTCTTGCGGTAAAACGTTGCGTGGTGTCTTCCAATCTGGGGGACTACTTCAGCCTTCATACCACTCGCTTTTGTAACCGCATCAATCCCAGCTTTGAACTCTTCAGGGTCACCCTCAATGTACCCCAGGTAGTCGTCCCCCCCATGAATGTTTGTACTACGCGTTATCTCGGCTCGCTCCAGCGAAGCCTGTATCTGCGCCATGCTTACATAAGAATTTCCAGTGGTAGTGGTGGTCTCTCCAGACCACCTCTGACCTTCCACGTCTCCGGCCACGCCATAGCGTGTCCAAACACGCACCTTTGTCGTCTTTGCAAACTCACGTACAAACCAATCAGGGGCACCTAATTTCCTATAGAACATCGCTTCGTACTTGCGAAATTCCTTCGATTGACTCCCATCATTGTTCTTCATGTCGCTCTCAATTGGATCACCACCGCTGCTCTCCATAATGTCACCCAACTCCTCACCACTAACGCCGCAGGCATAAATAACACGATTGCCTGTATTGAGTGGATTACGGAGGGAAAACACTTCTTTCATCCTGTTGTTAAGTTCCATCACAACAGGACCCGTCAAAGCATTATACAAATCGGTTCCCTGATATATAATGCGCGGTTGAGCCCGGTGTTCCTTCAAGAGCACTTCTTGCTTCGCGAACACATGTTTTGTCCCCATGTCACTGCGCCATTCATCACCATCCAACGCTTCCAACAAACGCTGCGCTTTACTGCCATCACATGTGGCAAGGTACTTCTCGATGAGTTCCTTGTCCACTCTAATCACTGACAACGGCTTGAACTTCTCCATGATCAGCTCGTGACCACGCTTGAAGTCAGTGATATCCTCAAGAGAAGATGCATAATCGCACCTTTTCTTCATTGCTTGAATAGTGGCACCCGCACTGTTTGTAGGCACAGTGACCGGGATCCCTGCGACAATAGCACCTTTAGCGACGCCGGCATCCATGCCTGGTTCGTCATCTTTTACACGGCACACATTGACGTTCACCTTAATGTTCTCGAATTTTACTTCGCAATCATGAGTGGCGAAACCATTGGTCTCTAGTCCATCTTCAACCACAGTCTTGCGAGCTCCAGCTCGTGCTTTCTGCTTGTTTTGAACTTTGATGGGCTTGTTAGCCCCGAACTGAATAGTTCGTTTATTTTTAT